GGCCTCGCCATTTTCGAGTTAGTAAAAACCAACCAATATTACATCAAGTTCGCTACTTTTACTCGTCTGTAGTATCTGTTTGAGTTCAAGTTACCAGCGTCATTAACCGCAGTTGCAGCACCAGAGATAGCTCCAGTTTGTGCGAATGGGTTAGCAACTAGACCGTATCGTGTCTTGAAGCCAATTTTAGGTTGGAATGTGTCTTGACCAACTGCTCTAACCATTTGTAATGGTACGTAAGGGCAATAAAAGATACCTGCATCGTATGGTGAAGTACCTTTGTATCCTACGATAAAATACTGTGATGCAGTATTGTTCGCAGAGTACGGATCAATGTACACTCTAAATCTACCGTTTAATACACCAGCAAATGTGTTGCCTGTGTCATCAACGCTAAGATTGTTGTTTAATGCTGGAGCATAGTCCAACACGCCTGCCATTTGTAGAGCAGAAGCAACATCAGAAGAAGTAATTAGGATATTCCCTTTACCTCTACGTGTTCTTTGCGCAATTGCGTTTGCTTCTCTTTCTACTTGGAACATTAGACCTTTAAATCTTTCAACTGACCATCTTCCGTTAGAGTCTGTATCTAAATCGAAAATACCTTCAGTTGTAGTGTTTACAGTTCCTGTGTTTGCAGATGCACCTTTTTCAGCTACGCTGTAAATAGTTCTTACAACTTCTCTGTTGATTTCCGCAAGGATCTCAGCAGATAGAATGTTTGCAAGTTCTGTTTCAGCATCTAAACCGTGGATTGCTTTTAAGTCTTGAGCAAGTTCCATAGTGTATTCCGCTTTAAGAGCTCTTGATCTAGCAGTTACTGTAGACTTCTCGATTGAGAAAGCCATTTCAGCAAATGCGTTAGAACCTGAATCTCCTAATGCTTCCGCAGTAGCAGTTGACATACCAGTACCAGTAGTATAAGCACCAGCTGGTGAGTCGTTAAGTACAGCAGGATTTGTTCCCGCTTGTGCAGATGTTGATCCACCACCAACACCCGGAAGTGTTGAATCGCCAGCAGCGTTTCTGCTTGAAAAATCAGTATCCGCTTCGTTAAACATTGCCTCAGCACCTGTTTGTGAAGTGTATCTGCTTCTCATAGCAAAAATTAGGCCAGTTGGACCAGTCATTGGTTGTACGCCAGCAATATCGTAAGCGATAAGGTTTGGCATTGCTCTTCTAACTAAAGAAATTAGGATTGGATCCCAATTTGCAACTGATGAACCAGTTGAGTTAGTTGGAGCTGCTTCGTATAAAAACGCAGCATCTTCTTTTTGTGCTCTTTCTTGGTTTTCCAAGATCGTAGCAGTAACGGCACGTCTGTAAGAATCCGTGATTTTTGGTAAATCAGGATGCTCTAGGACTGGCTGCCATTTTTTTTCGTAAGTTTCAGATAAGTACATTATCGTTCTCTCCTCTATTTTTTAATTGACAATTTAATGTCTTTTGTTTTACTTATAGCGGCGGTATAAGCAGCCATAGCATTCGATAAATCAACTTGTTCAGTTAATCCATCGCCTACCGCTACATTATCTACATCATTTGAAGATTCAGTCTTCTTACCAAAGTATGAACTTTTTATAGTTTCAACTTTAGCTGTGAAGTCGCTCTCATTTGAATACTCAACTTCTTCTACAAGTTTACTGAATTTTTCTTTAGCAGTATCAGTTAAGTCTGAAGACGCTTCATCAATGATGTCTTGTCTTGTTAACTCACCGTTATGCTTGTTTAATTCAACATTCTTTTCGATTTGTTCGTTAAGTTTCTTTTCAAGGTCTTCAATTTTTGAAGCTTGATCTTCGAGCACATTATATTTTTCATCTGGAACGTCAATGTAATGATCTTCAAAAAGTTTTTTTAGACCATTTATGAAGTCCTCAGCAATTTCGCCTTTGATTCCTCTTTCGATAGCTAGTTTGTTTTCCGCCATCCATTCTTCAACTACATAGTTCAAGTATGAATCAACTTTTTCAACTAACTCCGATTTAGAAGTTTCAACTTCTTCTTTTAATTTCTCCTCGTAAGAAGCGTGTATTTTCTTTTTAGCATCGTTAATTTTTGATTTAACTGCTGCTTCAAATATTGTCGCTGCTTTTGACTTGAATTCCTCAGACAAGTCTTCATCTTTAGTTAAAGCTTCAACGTCTGCAGATATGTCAATGATATCTTCTTCAGATTCTTCTTTCATATCTTTTTTCTTTTCGTTGTCGTGTGACATCTCTTTTTTATCTTGCGATTTTTTAAGAGCGTCTAGAGCTGCTTTTGGCATCTCGCCTTCTTTAACTTCAGATTTCTCATCTTCTTCTGATTCGTCCTCTTCTTTTAGTTTAGGTGTTGCGTCTGCACTACCTTGACTTTTTTGTTGAGGGTCACCAGAAATTTTTGAAATTTTCTTTGTGGCGTCAGGATTGCTGTCAGTTGGTTTTACAACTGCTGTGCCTAAATCTTCGTAATCTGCTTTAAGATGTGAAGGTTCAGCCGCTACAGCATTCTTTTTTGGAGCATCAGCTTGCGGATTCGCAGCCTGTTCCATCGCCTCAATCTTTTTTTCTGTTTCGG